GTAGAAATGGACGCTAAAAAAACAGCCTGTGAGCGTGGACCCTTACGGTTATTGCATCGAGCACAGCTACTAACAAGGTTATCTAAACTAAGTGGGTCTCCACCGTCACGCAAACTAACAACGTGATCTACTTGCGTAGCATCCATACCACAATAGACACAAACATAGTTATCTCTAGCTAGTACTACTAAACGTTGTTGTTTATACGCTCGTGATACTCGAGGGTCTCTCGTACCTCTTACCATTAGTAATGCCCCTTAGTATTGTGAGTGCGTAAAGCTAAACACACATCGCCCTTATATCTATGATCGAGATACTTAATACCTAACACTATCTGTCTATATGGGTTTGTCTCAGTCATTTTTAAGAGCTGAGGTATACCAAACGCACTACTCTTTTTATTCTTAGCTGTTGGTCTCCAGTTACTCTCTTTGGTCCAGAGCTTATCTAAACATCTCATTTGCTTACTATCGTTAATTATTAAAGCTGCAAACGCTTTATATTCATAGTGTTTTATACTGTCTTTATCTATTGCTAGGGCCGGTGTTATAGCTATTGCAGTAGTAATACATAGCACTCCCGATAGCACCAAACATCGCCTGCGAGCTATCCGCCCTAGCGGCTCGCCTGCGAGTGTGGAGCGTACCAGCCTAGTCAAATATCGTTTCATAGGTTGTTCACCGTACATACCCTATATTGGATAAAGCTCTTACTCCGACCGGGCCCCAAGCAGCCATAAACAGAGTTGGAAATACCGCTTTATTGTCCCGGCCCTCATAATGGAAAAGCATTTGATTTATAGCTTTTGTCTCTACAAGGGCATCTGCACCTTTCCACAACTCCTCGCGCCAGCCGCCTTTTGTGTGCGGCAATAATGCTATGCCATTTTTATGCTCGTTTAATCGTCTGATCCACGGCAAGATATTGCTATAAGGAGGGTTGCACCATACAAGTCCGGCCCAGGGTTGTATTAAACCGTCATCTGCCTGCGTGTAGTACTTATTGCACGGTATCCAGGGCACGCCGTTAGGAGGTGCGGCTACGTCAATATCGAAATGCACGCCGAGTAAGTCAAACACCCATTTAGGTGTGTAATGGTCATTTGTTGTAGTTTCGGTTTGAGTTGTATTAAATAGGGCATCTTGGATAACAGTCATAGGTTGTTCACCGTAATACTTCCAACAACTCTTGGCTGAGGGCTATAGGTAACATTGACCTTGATTTAGCTCCCTTAATTCCTTGTGTACCTGTCCTAGATCCTCGCGGTGCGGCTACGTGGCACGGTTGCCCATTGGTACAGGCTTGACGTGGACTCCATCCGGGTACATAACCCCATAAGTCGGTGGGTTTCATACGAGTATCACCGTAAGAGCAGTAAGTAATTGTGTGTCTCGTAAGGTCTTTTACTATGGGCTGTTTACGCAGCATCCCTCGAGGGTTTTCCATTAACCACGCGTGAGGGTTTATATTGCGTATGAGCTCAAGAGTGTGAGCTATTAACTTAATACTTGCTTTAGCTAAATCACTTTTAGGAGTTTTATCCGGGTGCCAGTGCCTGCCTATCGAGGCAACACTAAAAGCCGTGCAAGGTGGACTAGCCCAAACAAAATCGGGCATCCCATACTTAGACACTAAATCGGCTGCGTTAAGTGTGCCTATATCTACGTGTTCATCTGCCTGAAATGATTTATCCAGCTCAAAGCTAATAACCCTATGTCCAGCATCCTTAAAAGCTTGAGTAGCTGAGCCTGTACCTGAATAGAAATCAAATATTAACATTTTTAATACTTTCCTCAGCATCTAACAGCTGTACGCCTAGCACCCCACACCCAAGGCACTCAACTACAAGTACCCCGGGCGGTAGGTTGCCAAACTCGGTTATATTTTTATGATTGTGCACGGCCTTACACACCCTGCAGCTAAAGCGTAGAGTCGCCATACTCGGACCTCTTTAAGTATTTCATCTCAAATAGATTAGCTTGTGGTACCCAGTAGTTGTTATCCCACGCAACCCGATACCTCGGCTGCATAGCCATAATTACAGGCATCCAGCCCACAAGGTAATACACCGGTGATTTACCAATAACAAGTATTGCTATATCTCGCATCCGCTCAGCTGGTCTCGGCCTATCCTGAATTATCAAATGCCCGTTTGCGTGGTGTGTGTGTTTTACCTCGATATTGCCGCCTACATCTGCCTCGTCGTGGAAATCGTCAAAGCGTGGCACGTAGGAGTAATCGTTAAAGTGAATAGCTACAGCTATCTGAGCACCCATAGCCTCAGCCTTTTCCGTTACCATTTCGTGATAATTAAGAGCTCGGTTATATTGTCCCCGCTGCGTTGTAGGATGCGAGTTTTTTACCTGCATCCACTTAAACCCTACGTCGTGTGCTAAGCGCTCTTGGTCGTGATCTAGTACTACACGATCTAACCCCGGCACAATTCGCATAGCCATATAACCGCCTCACCACCTACTACGGTGATAGTTAGGCCCCCTTGTTTGGACCTGTAGTTCCCACAATTATCGCACTTATCCACAATTTCTCGGGTAATGCTGCCGTCTCTGTGGATAGTTGTAGCTACGCCGTTTTTAATCATCTGCATCTCGCCCATTACATCCACACAGCCTTACACTGGTCACTCTTTACCTTGCTGGGACAAGTCCAGCCTTTATAGGCGTTCCCCGTTTTGGAGCTCTTGCCCTCCTTGTAAAGCATACGTCCGTGGTTACAAATAGGAGATGACTCTATAACCTCTGCTCCGAGTTGGTCCGCTACGGTCTCCACTGTTGCAGCTAGTGGTACCGCAGTGCCCTCGGGCTCCTTACCGATACTCCAGTAGTCCGGTGTACTTACAGGCTGCTCGACTCTTGCCATATCTTGCGAGGTACTACGTGCCTTGTGCTCAAGGCTTGGCGTTAGCAAACCTATAACTCTGCCGTAAGCGCTTGTAATCGTATCCTCGACAAACCATTTTTTAAGATTAGCCGGGTATGTTGCCACGTTGCCGTATGCGTAGTCCACGGCGCTAGGCACCGCATCCTCATACTCGCGATACGCCTCAGCTTTAATAAGTATCCAGCCCTCTTTAAGGTTTGCGTCCTCGATATAAGCAATTAAGCGACCGCTCGGAAACTCTGATCTAAAGCGCTTGATACGGCTGTTTACATCCTCGTAGTTATCTAGAAAAGTCATTGTGATACTCCAAACTTGATATGAGGCGACTCAGCTTTAATAGCCTGCTCCACCTGCTCGGATAAAGGAAATACGGAGCCGTCCGGCCAGTTACTTACAATTTCTCGGCACTCACCGCAGTAGCTACGCACAGTGCCTTTTGCTTTGATAGTCACGCTTGTAATGGTAACTACAGCTTGACGGCGAGCCTTTTCGTGCCACTCCCACACGCCTTTGACGTGACGGCCACCCCAGCGATCTTTGCAGTAATCACAAAATACGCCTGCCTTTGAGGTGCTAATCATTGTTGCACCGACTTAGCGCCACGGCGATAGCCCAGCTGTGTCCCGATTTTCTTGCCCTCGTTAAAACCTTTTGCGTAGAAAATCACCGCGGTAATCGAGGCTACGATAAGCATATAAATTAACACTTGTATCTCTAAAACTGTACTCATTGTATTACGCCCTTTGTTAAGGCCGATACGATCTAAACCCTGAGAGCTTAGCCCGGCTCGGCAGTTAGTGGTACACCATAAGGGTAAAGGCACATACCGACAAGATGCGACTAAGACACGCTAGGGGGTTCGTCCTCTTTTCTTGGTTTGGACTTAAGCCCATTACTAGCTAGTACACCACCGAGGGAGCCGGTAAGAAATACAGTTAAAGTTGTAAGAAGGTCGATAAAAGCTCTGTCGTTAGGAGCTTGTGCGCTTACAGGCTGAGTTACAAAGATAAGCGCGTAGAGCATCCCAAACACTGATATACCAAAAACAAGGGCTAAGGTGACTCCAATAAATACAATAAGGCGGGCGTGTAGATCCTCAGGGCTTAAACGGCTCATAGATTTCCTCGGGTATGAGGTCCTTGGTACACGTACCCACAACCTCGCACCGTGGAGGCTGGCACTCCGGCTTACTCCAGTTTTCGTACTCTTGGCACTCATATCTTACCCAACCTTGATAACCGCACCCCGATAGGAGCAACATCCCCAGTATCGCCCCTATCAGGGCTTTCATTAGTTGGACCCTATGCCGTATTGCTTTTCGCTAGGTGCTAGAGCTTTTAGGAGTGGACCTACTAAACCTGCGATAAACGCGTTAGCTAGTGTCTTAGGGTCTGTGATGCCTGAGAGATAAAGGGCTCCCACGCAGCTAACTGCAGCTCTGATATATGAGAGGCCCGCAGCTTTGAGTTGTTCGTTCATTGTCTTACTCATTTCTGCCCTTAGTTTATTTGGGTCATTACAAACAAGTTAGCGGTGCCGCTTGTCGTAATAGCGTAGAGGGCCTCGTGATCGCCCACCATAATCGTAAGTTTATCGCCGTTATCCATGCGGTACCC